ACCTGTAGTTTGTTGAATTATCATAAGCACTATCAGTATCAAATAACACAACGTTATTTTGTACTTTTGTAAAAGTAGAATTACTTATTGATTGTAAAGCTGTTCTGTATGCTTGAAAAGCTGGAGTGTTAGATAATGACACACTAGAAACATTTACCGCATCAGGAATAGTAATGGTCCCCGATCCAGAGCTCGTTGTTATTGTTCCTACTTTTAAAATTCCGTCTGCCATAATTTTTCTATGTTGTTAATTTAAATCCTGTAAAAGCTGTATTGTTTGCTTTAACTGTATTTGTACCAGATGAGAATTGTGTATAAGACCATAATTCTACATAATCTCCAGCGTTTAAACTTAATGTTGTATTCCCAGCAAAACTTAAATTATGATTTGTAAAAGAACCATATTTTCTAATTACAGTAGTATTATCACCAGAACCATTTATTCTTAAACTTACATCTGCAAAATTAGAAGTTCCTGCGTTAGCATCAAAATACCAAACTTGATAACCAAAATAATATTTTCCACCTTTACCACTAGGAACTGTAAATCTGTAATTACTTGAATTATCATAAGCATTATCTGTATCATATACTTCTGTATTAAGATTTATTCTTGTATCTGCTGTATTACTAACAGTTTGATTTGAACCAAGATATACTTTAAAAGCTGGAGTGTTAGTTAAACCAGTTCCAACAGTTCCCGCAACATTAAGAGTTGCACCTGATGGTATATTTATAGTGTCACCACTTTTACCTAAATTAATTGTTGCAACATTACCATCACCCACTTGTAAAGTGTTAGTTCCTGAAATTGTATCAATTGTATTTGTCTCAAGCTTACTCATTATAAAATTACGAATGTACTCCCTGATGGTATTGTAATTGTGCCTGAAACTGTAACGGGTCCAACTAAGGCTCCGTTTGTAGATCCAGCCATAGATATACTACTCCATGTTTGTGAATTTTTCACGAAAAAAGTTGATGACAAAGAACCAGATGTTACTGATGAATCTGTCGGTGTACCGATATCAAATGTGTTACCGAGCACAGTTCCAAAAAAAGTATCTGTTGCTGCTGGCGCCGATGAAAATGTAATCTGTGAACCTGATATTGTAAAGGCTGATGGATCTTGAACTACACCTGAAATAGAAATTATACAACTAGCTTCGTTTCCTGGAAGCACAGCAGTGCCACCCACCGTTAAGTTAAATGCTACCGTAGAAGCATTGAACCCGGATGCAATATTATCCAAAACTTGATACGCTCCTGTTAAGGGCGATTTACCAACGTAAGCCATATGTTAATTCCTTTACTCTGTAGGGATCGGGTTTGCAGTCTTAACACTTGCTACATGGTCTTTCCAAGTAGTTGTACCGTCGATTGAATCGTGGTACTGCATGTCGAGCTGTGAACCTAGATCACCGTAGGCGCTTCTTCTTGTAGCTCTAACTGCATTTTGTCTCTCTTCGAGATCTGCAGCAGAATCTACAGCATTCAGTTGCTCATCAGTTGGTTGCGTTAATCCAGAAATATTCCATTCCTTGATGTAAGGACCCTGACTGTTTGAGTCATCCTGAAGCAAAACGTCTACTAAAAAGTCAACATTTGCTACGCCGTTATTAGCGCAATATTGCTTGACCTTGCTTGATAGTGATGCCATAGTTTGTTCTCCTTATTTTATTGTTTATACATTATTCTGGTGGATTATCAATAACTGTTCCACCATCTGCTATCCATTTTTTTAATTCTTGTGTATCTGAATTATTACCATCCATGTGATAACATGATATTTTACCATCAGAAAAAGTAACCATAATTTTTTCTCTACCATCATCGTCAAATTTACTTGTATAATATTCTGCTTTTACTATATTTTCTAAATTCATATTTTCTCCTATAATTCGTCAGATACTTCCCAACCTGTATTTAAATATGCACCACCAGATGTTGATGTTGCTGATCCTGTTATGTTAAATCCTAATTGACTTTTTCTTTGAACAGATGCACTAGCATTTTGTTGAGTATAAGTTACTGTATAACCATCTGATCTAAATTGAGATACTGCTCTTATATCCCAATTAACATCACTTGATGCACCATTAGAATAATCTATTGCAGCACCATACCTACCTTGACTTTCTTTTAAATAATATCTTGCACACCTATAAAAATTTACATCAACAGGCAAGAACTCAAAATCAGATGCTGTTGTTCCAGCTTCTAATTGCACTCCTGTAACATACCATTCGTTTGATGTGCTATCTGCAAGGTTGACTTGACCTACTGCTCTGTTTGCATTTGTAGTTGATGTCCAAGAAGTTGATAAAGTTCCAGAAGTAAAATCACTTCCAGCTCCTAACCAAAAAGCAACCATTAAACTTTGTGCATTATCATTATCAAAAGCACCAGTTGTATCTCCAGCAAAAGTTAAAGTTTTCTTTTCCCAAGTATTAGCAGATGAAATTGTATATGATTGTGATATTTGTCTTGAATTATCAAAATCTAAAAGTTCAGCAATGTAAGTTCCAGTTTTATTTGATTTTACCCAAAACGATAGAGTTGTGCTTTCAGCTGATGATGTACCTTTTTTTAAATATTGTAAATTTTGACCTTCAACTTCTTGTCTAATATACATATTATCTCCACTTGCTGGAGAAGCATCAGCAGTTGTGCAATCCATTTTTAAAGATTTTGCAAAACCTTGACCAGTTGGAACATCAGTTGATTGTGTTTGTGTCCAAGTTCCAATACTTGATATTACTGTCTGAAATCTATCCACAGTATGATAACCATTTCCAGTTAATGATGATGCAGAAGTTGCTCTTTGAGCCAAGCTCATATCTCCATTGATGATAATGTTTTTAAATGCTGATTGATTTTGTACTGTACCAGCAGCTAAATCAGAACTAGTTATTGTTCCGTCTGTTATCGCTGCTGTTGTTATTTTATCTATTGCCATAATTTATTTTCCTATTCTATAATTTTGTATCCTTTAAAAACACTTGATTTAGAACTACTAGAACCTCCATCATTATGAAGTACATTACCAGCACCAGACATATGACCATAGGCTTCTACATAATCTGATGAACCATCCATATCTATAATATATGAAGCAGTTGCATTGTGCGTATTACCAGGATTTGCTTGAAAATCATTTAAACTAATTTTTCTAGCACTTCCATTTTTGTAAATATAAACATAACAATAAGCTAAACTAGAACCACCAGCAGCAAATTCTACAGAAACATCAAATTGATATTTTCCAGCTACTGTTGGAGTAAAACGATAATTTGTTGAATGATCGTAATCACCATTAGTATCAAATTTTTCTGTATCAAATTGAATTTTAGTAGTTGAACCATTACCTAGAGCTTGATTACCACTCATAACTGCTTCAAACATTGGAGTATTAACACCACCAACACCAGATACAAAGTTTGCTCTAGTCATTTTTTTTAATGCACCAGAGGCAGAAGTATCGGATAATAAAATTAAATCATCTGTTGCAATAGAAGTTTCAGCAGTTTGTCCTGTAATTACAGTTGGATCAAGTTGTTCATCGCTAATTGCATCGTCAGCAATTTTAGCATTTGTAACTGCGTCCGCAGCTAATTGTGAAGTGCCCACGGATCCTGCGCCGGGTGCGTTTGTTGCAGTTGCTCTACCTAAAAATACACAGTACATTTCATCTGTACCATTTGTTAATGCCGCTGATAGTGTAAGAGTTGTGCCCGTTGCAGTATAAGCTTTACCTGAACCAGGCTCCTGTACAACATTGTTCACTACCAACCGGATATCATTTTCGTTAGTTACAGAATGTGATAAAGTGTAGGCAGTTTGAGAATTGACAATAGTGAATACCTGTCTCTCAAAACTTATAAAACTTCTTGCTGGAACGTTTCCTAAATACGCCATGGTTACTCCTACGTGCTTATTGCATCAACGAAAGAAGCCCATACATCTAAACTTGACGCGGTATCTGACTTAGCTTTTAACACGTCATTGTTCAGCATTACAATTTTGCTTCCGCCGTCAATTAATTCTAAAGATCCGCCACTAACTATGGGCGCATTTTTAATTAAATAATAATCGTTTGATCCATCATTAATATACACATCTATACTTATTGTTGATGTCGTTGTGTTTGCGCAACGTACAGATATTATTGCATCATCTGAATTACTTGTGTGAACAGTTACCGGTGATGTTCCTACGTTTCTCTGTATATATCGTTCAAAATCTTGTGCCATATTTCTCCTTATAAACTATTTTAAACTACAACGCAATGGCCATAGCCGTAACAAAACCAGCTGATACCCCTGCTGCTCCACTAGATGCTGAAGTAACTCTACCTTTTGCATCTACTGTAATTGATGAATTTGTATAACTAGCCGCTGTTACACCAGAGTTAGCTAGTGTTAATGCTCCACCAGATGCGATTGTTGCATCACCTGATACTGCTGATTCTTGATAACTTGTTCCATCTGCAACTAATATTTTAGCGGATGTGTTATCCGGCATTCTTAATTGAGATCCTATAGTTAAATTTCCATTTGCATAATTAGATATAGTATTTGCAAAGTTACCCATCAAAGAGTGTGATGAACATTGATAGTATAAAACGTTTGGTGTGTTAACATCAACTGCTATTTGTGTATATGCACCAGACGATCCAGCCGTACCATTTGTAGTTACACCCGTTGTGTAAGCTGTAGATTTATCTGCCTCTAAATAAAATCTTAATGGGTGACCTGAGTTACTAGAATCAGCTTGATCAAATCTATAGTAATATTTGTATGATGAGTCTGCACCTGAAAATGTGATTGCTGGTGATTCTAATCCATCAAAAAAATATGCACTAGAAGATCCTTGACCTGAATACGGATGAGCTGTAGTTTTTGTCCCAACCTTAACAGTAATTATTTTTGGCGCTGATGAAGAACCATACTCTTCCGGTTTAGGTAAACTAATCTTTGCACCAGGCACTGTACAGAATACTTCTGTTGCACCTGCAAAGTTTACGGCAGCATCACTATTAGAACTGGAGATAATATTAGTTCTAGCAAGTGTACTTGCTCCTCCGTTTAAAGTTCCAAAACCAACTTCAAAGTTATTTGTTCCTGTTTCAAAGATACAGTAATAAGTAGTGTTGCCTCCACCAATACCAGCAGAAAAAGTTTCAAAACCTGAAACTGCTCCACCTAGTGTAAACGTCCCTGTTCCAGTTGTTGCACTGGATTCTTTTACCCTATCGTTTAGTTTAAACGCCATTTAAAATCCTACGATGTTAAACTGATAATTGCATTACTAGCAGTAGAAGGATCAGGAAACGAAATAGTGAAATCACCATTCGTTGCTGTTTTACTTCCACCGAAATCTAAAACTACACACAACTTATCACTTTGGTCGTCATTGTATATCGCTGCAAAAGCTGCAGTAAAAGTTGCGCTTGACCACGTTACATCTGCAAAGTCTACAGATGTAGTAGCAGTTGAAGCTACAACAGCTTGACTACCTAAAACTTTTCTAACATAGTTTGAACTACCTGCAGAAGAAACTTCATTAGTAGTTAAAGCAACTGTGCTAGATGTTGAGTAAGGATTAGATGTGTATAATGCTATTTTAAAAGAGTCTCCGCCATTCGCAAAGTTATGCGTTCCTGACATCAATTCACCTTTAAAAGAAAACGGTACTACGTTTGCCATATTTTATCTCCTTAATATTATGGTGATGGCGATTTTATTTGTGAACGAATAGCGCCATCTTGCCATTCATCTCTACGTCTTCTACCTTCTTGTTCAATAGAATAAGATTTTGCAGCCTTTTGATATGACTGTTCGTAGTATTGTAACATATCTACGGGTCCTTTCAAGTACCCATATGCTTCTACCAAACATGCGTACAAAAGTAAATCCTGATATTTATTAGATACATATGTTCCCGAAGTAGCTGCTGGAGCAGCTGTTGGAGTTGTTGTATTGGTAATACTTATAGGTTGTTTAGTATAAGCTAGAGTAATCTCAAAAGTTGCATTTGGTGTAGGGGCCACTACCCAAAAAGTAGCGTCCCAATTGCCATAATATTTAGGAAGTCCTGAAGCTGTTCCAGGAGTATTATAATACTCAGCCATAAAACTAGTATCTCTTTTATCTAAAAATACTTGATCTCCAGAACTATCTTTTAGTTGAACATATCTAATATATCTTAGATCAGATGGAATAGTTACATATCTATTACCTGAAACTAAGTTTGATGTAGCGTAAAACCTATTATCATCAGAGTCTACTTCTCTATATATTCTGTTTTCAGCATTTTTAATTACTGTATTTAAAACTCCTGTAGATAAAACTCCATCGTCTACCTCAGTATAATTTCTAATATCGCTTTGTAAGTTTGCTAATGTGTATGCCATTATGGTGATAGTGTAACCGGACCAGCCGATATACTTCCTCCTCCTATTTTTGCAGTTGCAGTTGCTGTACCTGAAGCTGTAAATGTATAGTTATTAGCATTTGTAACTGTAATTGTAAATCCCGAAGCGTTATTAATATCTGCAGAAGTTATACCTGCACCAGATTCACCATCTCTAAATCTTACAGTATCACCTGTAGTTCTTCCATGATTGTCTTCAAACACTGTAATTGTTGTAGACCCATTTGTAGCGGACAATGGGTTTAAAGTTAATATTCTTGCAACAGCAGGCTCAACTCTTGCAGGTCTTGCATTTAATAAACCTTGCGGGTCTGCACTATGTGGCTTTGGTTCTAGTTGAGGATGCTTTGGTTCAAACTCTGAAGTATGTACTCTTGCACCGTTCCACTCTATTACCATTTCAGAATATGGAAAAGCTAATCCTGATCTATCTGATATAAATTGTGCGTATTTACCTGAAGAAAGACTAGACATTAAGACTCCGGATAGTAAACTTTAGGACTAATAAAAGTACTTGATGATGAGCCGTCCTCTTGTAAAGCTCTCTGTAATTCATCTTCGTATAACATCTTTAACATTTGAACTCTGTCAGGTGCATTTTTAATAGCAAGATAATAAGCTAAACCTGCAGTCATACATGGTACAAACCTGTAAGGTACGTCTGCATCATTAGTATAATCACCTGCATCTTGAATTCTTTTTACATAATAATAATTTAAAAATTTACCTGCCTCACTAGACCCGGGTGTTAAATATAAAGTAACTGTGATTTTATCTATAAATCTCTGAACAAAATATTGTGATGGTGTTCCAGTAGAAGTTTTATTTGAAAAAGCTTGATACTGTGATCTACTTACTTTTGTAAGAGGTGTATCTACATTAGAGTTTCTGTATGACGCTTCTAATATATCATCAACACCATAAACAGCAGTAGCGCTTGAAGTACCATCTGCTGTTGATCTAAACATTGTGTATGTTGCTTGATCTGCAACTAATGTAATATTATTGTTTGCAACTTCCCAATAATGCAAACCTCTGTTTGCCCATTCTTGAAATAAAATATTAAGAGATCTTCGTGCAGACTTTAATTGATAGCCAGAAACACCTTGCATACCTAATCTTTCATAGGACTCTTCAACAATATCTGAAATAGAAAAACCTTTTTCAAAGGTAGTTGTACCCGAAGTAGTGTTAGCCATTTACTCTCCTATTTATCTAAGATGACAGTCACAGTTGAATTTGAAATTGCTGAAATAGTCATTCCACTTTCAAATAAAATTCCGTCTTCTGCTAGATTGTAAGAAAATACATCACCTGCTGGTACATCTACTTGAAACTGTGTTACTGAGTTTCCATCTTGTAATGTAACTGAACCTGCAGAACCTGTTGATGCTAAAATAATTCCTCTTAGTCTAGTTCTTCCTGCGAATACAGAACCTGTTCCTGTTTTTCTAACTGCTTTTACGTCTGACTTCATTAGCCTGTGTATCCTATTGTTACTGAGTCTGTTTGATCTAAATCTAAATAGACTCCTGTTTTAAATCTTATACCAGAACCAGGGACCATTAAATCTAATCCTTCAGATCCAAACTTGACTTGTAATTCTAAAGAACCACCTGTTCCAGTTCCATCATGTAATTTAACAACACCATTTGTTGCTGCATGAGCTTGTATGTATGTAACTCTACAAGGACCTATATTTGTACTACCACCAGTGATAGTTTTAAAATTACCGTCTGCTGTTAGTGTTGTAAACTTCTGATCACTTATAAAAGATCCGCCGCCTGCCATAATTATTCTCCGTTAAATTGATGTGGGGCCAAAGCCCCACACTAATTATTTATTACGCTATTGTTGCACCTTGAACTGAAGTTGCAACCCAACCAATAGTACTATTCCAAACTAAAGTAGCTGATTCAGCTACCGCATCGAAAGTAATTGTTGTTCCATTTGCAAAAGTAACTGGAGTTAAAGTTCCATCTCCACCATCAACGATCATGTTAA